TTAAGCATTAGTATCAGCCTTCTTATCAGTATCAGCTGGTTTATTTTCCACAGTGTCAATCAAGCCTTGAGTTTTCTTCATAGCAGCTACACTCTTTTCAATTTCACCACCAATAAATGCACTTGAAGGATGTGGTAAGTGAGCTAAATCAAGGATGCCAAGTGCAGCGTTTAATACTTGGGTGAATTTTTCTTCACCTGTTCCGCCGTCCTTTTCAGCTTGATATACCAATGGTTCAACGGTCTTAGCTACTAATTGTTCAGCTTTAGCAAGTTCATTGCCTTGCATGGCCTTACGGTCAATTTCTACTTTATTTTTAGTGTAAATAGCTACGATTACTACCAAAGCTACACTTGAAATTGTGATTACTAAATCCATGATTTGATTAATCGTCATTTTTTAACTTCTTTCTTAATTCGTCATTATCTTTTTCAGCATCTAGCCATTTCTTTCTGTAGATTTCAGCATCTTGCTCTTTCTGTTTAATCTCTTCATCTTTTTGTTGCAGTAAGGTGGTAAGTGATTGTTGTTTACTACTATCAAAAGCTTTGTAAAAAAGTGTTATAGCGCTAATCACACCACCAATTGCTGTAATAATGTATCCCCAATTCACTAATGACACCCCATTTCAGGCATCACAAGCAGTTAGATAGACAAAACCAAAGATGATCAGATCTCCCCATGCACTATGCCCCATTCGATAAAATGGTGTAAAGATGCCGTGCGTTAATTGCAATAATGCTAAAATCATGCAAACAATACCAACCATTACAAGGAATACCTTACTTGCAATGATTAACATGATTTTATATTTAGTGTTATTAATGTAAGGAATCAAAAAAGCAGATAGTATGAGCAAAATCCCTAATAGGATCAATGTACAGTCAATATATCTGCTGTTTTCGATGTTCTCAAACTGTGGAGGATAAATGAAGTAGTGACTATCATGAAACAGCCAAACACCTTTACCCAGGATAAATAAGCCGATTAGCAGTTCAGCATTTCTAACTGTTAATTTAGCCTTCCACTGGTTTAACTTCTTCATTGGTACCACCAACGATTTCTTGGTATTCGGCTTGAGTAATTAAGCCCATATTAATATAACTTCTTAATTCATCTTGATTGATAAAATCGTTATCAAATTCAAACTTGTAAATTTCAAACATTACTTGTTACCTCCTTCAACTGCTGTTGTGGTTGTTTGTGTTGGTTCAGTAGATTGAGTAGCAGGTTGGGCTTGTTTCTTTAAGTCTTGCACTTCTTGCATCAACTTGCCTGTTTGAACGTTAGACATAGTAACTAAAGTAGTAAGCTTATCTAACTTCTTATCAAGTTCGTCATTTGATTGAGTATTTGATTGACTGTTTGATTTTAATTCAGTAACGGTATTTTGAATATCTTCCACAGTATGAAGCAATGCTTCACTTGAAGTATCTACCCATTCATGAGCTGTGTAGTCATACTTTTGATGTGTAAAGTTTGAATTTGGAGTTTTAGTTACATAAGGATAGCCTTTATCACTCATATCCTTTGTGGTGGTATATGGACCATCACACTCTCTGTATTCTCCATTAATAATTCCAGAGATCCAGAATGTTGTTTCGTTTAATTCTGCCATGTTATTTTCCTTTCATAAAAAAAGAGAGCTACTAAGCTCTCTTACTTTTTGTCATGATGTCGTTCAATATCAACGTTTACCTAATTATGTAAAGTTTCTGCATAAAAAATAGCAGTTGTTAGACCGCTTAGTTTACATAACAAAGCTAACATTCTTCATAAACGTAAGCCTATTTTTTTAATTGATCAATCTGATTTTGTAGATCAGTAATTTCTTTTAGCCATGGTGTTTCTTTAAAATTCCACAGTCCTGCGCAAAATTCAAAATCTGAAGCATCTGATTCCAAAGTAAAACCCGTTTGTCCAGTTTTAGATGCCCTAAATGTCACTGAAATTTTCATTTCAACGTTTTGCAAATTGTTTTGCCTGATACAATTTGTTAAATCAAAGCCATTTTGCTCACGGAGAGCAGAGACTCTTGTGCCATTAACTTGCAGTTTCCATGAGCTTAGATCAACTATACCAAGTTGATCGCCAAACTGGTTAGTGTTTGTATAAAAAAACACGTTATCGGGCATATTTGAAATTTTTGCGTAAAATGAGTAGGTATACCAATGGTCTTCGATAACAGGCGCCAATGGTGTCAATGACTGCCACGGTAAAGTGGCTTTTACTTTGAGAGAAAGTGGTTCAGTTGTTGGACTTAATTCGATTGGAACATCCTTATGAACAGGAATACCTTTATCAAAAACAATCAAATTGCGAAACGGGATTTCTTCCTCATATGCAAGCCGTTTACCACCTGCAAAAAGCATTTATACCACCTCCAAAATGAGCTTATCGCCATTACCATAAATTTGCATAAAAGTTCTCCTTTTCAAAATAAAAAGCAGTCTTAAAAAGACTGTCGTTGCATAAAAACGTCAGTTTTAGGCTGTCACTTATCATGAACGACAGCTTTAATTCTTGTCCACTAAGTCTGGGCACCTACATCTTGAGAAGTAAAGCCATACACGTACGCGAACCATCCCGTAAATGCATATTCGCCTTCGTCATACATACTTGTTGTGCTAACAACTAGTGTGTTTTGATCCTTAAACCAAGCTGTTGTAGCTTGGCCATCGCCAGCAGCAACAGTTCGCTTGTTATTTATTTCGCCACGTTTCACTAATGGTGAAATAAGGTCAGCCCGAAAACTAGTACCATCATTATCTCTATAATCTAAGATAGTCATAATTTGGTAATATTGAACATCTGGATGTTTTGCATCGGCTTTATTAAAATAATTTGCCATATCAATAGTAAAAGAGCGAGAGCCAGGATTTGAGATGTACGGTGTCGCATCAATGTAAAAAGCATTTAGGGTTTCTCCACTAAGATATTCATTGTCGCCTAGAGCATAACCTAGAACTTTTTTACCATTTATCGTTAGAGCCATACGGTCGCCTTCTTTCCGTTTATTCAGTAATTTCGTACAACGTATTAGGGTCTTTAGTAGCAAGCTTATCGTAATCAGCTTTACTAATTACGGTAGGCTTTTTCATATATCCTGTTTCAATCGCTGTAACTCTGTTGTTAGTGTTATTCAGATCAGATTGGTTAGCTTTAGAACTTAAATCGACAGTAATATTAGCATTGCCACTATCATCAGGGCTTATCTTAGCGCCACCGTTTACAGTGATAGTTTTTAATTTTCCAGCGTTAGCAATCATCTTGTCAACGTCACCTTTAAGGTAAACGTCAGCCGAATTTGCTTTACCGTTCACAACTGATTGAAGACTACTTAAACCGCTAACTTGAGTTTGCAAGTTCTGTAGTGATTCATACAAGCTGCTAATAGTGATTGTCTTATCACCAATTACAGCCGAAGTTGGGCCATCATCAGGATCATAAATACCAATTACCAGTGATCCGTCATCTGCTGGTTTCTTACTTGCATCATAAGCTGCTTGTGGGCTGTCGCATTTAACAAACGACAGCTTAGTTGCAAGCTTTTGATTTGCTTGACCCTTTGTGTAGTGATCTGTATTGATATTGCCATCTGAATCAGGTTGAATATTATCTACGGTTTTTACCTTACCAGCCTGTGCAAGTCTTAGGTCAGTTTCTTCCTTAGTGTAGTAATTTTTAATGGTGTCCCCTGTAACAAACTTTGAAAAGTCTACCTTATCAAATTGTTGTTTCAAGGAGTTCATTGATGTTACAGTATCAGAAACTTGTTTACTTACAGTGGTAAGTTTTTGATCGTTAGCATTAATACTATCCTTAATTGGTTGAACAGTATCATTGAAATCTTTAACTGTGGAAGTCTTCCACGAGTTGTAATCTGACTGTAAATCAGCAAGTTCTTTAGTCTTATCATCGTTTAACTGTTTTAAAGCAGCATCACGTTGATCAGTGATTGACTTAACAGCTGCAGTTATGTCAGCTTGATTGCTGGTTTTAAGATCAGCTAATTGTTTATTAGCTGCATCATTAATAGCTTTTTCTTGAGTTTGCCAGCTTGTAGCTAATGTATTGTACTTGTTTGAGTAATCAGTAAAATCACTGTTAATCTTATCAAGCACTGCTTTAGCTCGTGATTGCGCATCACTAGCATTTTTACTTAATTGATCAATGGTATTTTGCGTCTTTTGAGTAGCACCAAGTAGGTGGTTTTCCATTGCAATAAGACTACTTACGTAACTATCGTTAATTGGCTTAACAGTTGGATCAACCTTAACCTCAAAATAAAAATCTTGAGTAGTATCCACAATGGTGTCGCCATTTTTGATTTGAAAGAAACAAGTACCACTAGCTGTGTAGCATTGGTGCGTCATTTGATAACTAAAGTGTCCTTTAGTTTGATCAATCATGGTAAACTTACCACTCTCTTCACCAGAGCCATCATCAGCAACTACTCTATCTGATTCCTTGATTTCTGAAAATGAAACATTCTTACCTGTTAGGTCGTATGGTGAATCATCTTCATTTAAAATTGTTACGTCCAGCACCAAGCCTTTTTCAGTGGAACGTAAAACCCTCGTATCATCAGATACGGGGGTTATTGATTTATCTGTTTTTAATGTTATCGGTCTTAGACTCACTTGATTCCACCTTCTTTCTATGGATGTCTTGAAGTTGAGCATTTCTTAACCTTAAACTTTGATTTTCTTTTTCTAGTTTTGCTATTTTAATGGATTGATTTGCAATAATAGTTCCCAATTCATTTGCTACAAATTGTTCTAAAGTGTTCATTCGCAACTCCTATAAACTCCAATATGTACTCCAGTTACCCTTTTTCCAGTGATCTTTAATGAAACCGCCTAAAGTTGTATTATTAGCAGAAGTTGTGACTACATTTCTGCCGCCTATACTTGCCGAATTGGGGCCGATATAAGTATGAGATCCATTATTGTGATCTGAAATCCAAATTGATCCCGAGCTGTAAGCAGAATCATAATTAGGACTAGAAATACCAATGCCACCTCCACTTGCATCGCCGATTGTCGTGTTATTGACATTACCAACTTCTACAGTCATATATTGATTAGTGACAGTTAAGTTACCTTGAATAGTTCCTAAACTGTGAATAGTATCAGTTTCAATGTGTGATGCATTCAAAATAGGGATATGAGCTTGATCAACAAAGAAGTTACCAGTGACTTCACCACTTGAAGTATCAACACCAAATAAAGCGTGAGCATTGCCCTGAGTGTCATGGAATTGTAAGCCTAAACCATTGAAGTCCATATAAGAGCCATCATTGTTTTTAGCTCTAATTGCCATGACATTATTCCAACTGGTAGAGCCATCACTTGAAATAGGCTCAAGCATACCACCGCCGCCTGATTTTAAGAAATTATCAAAACTATCAATGTTGTTAGCCATTTCTTGCATGTGTTTTGCAAATACTTTAACTGATTCTCCAAGCACCAGTTTTTGCTTACCAGTCTTTTTATCAGTGACGTATTGTGCATCTCCTAGTTGAACCATAAGGTTTTCCCATGCTTGTTCTTGAGATGCACCTTGTAGAGTTAAAGCATGATGAACAGCTCCAATGAAACTATTCGATCTAGCAATGGCTTGACGTGTGGAAGTAATCTTTTCATTAGTTCTATCTTCACTTGCTTGAACAAGTAAATGTTCGTAACTAGCTGGTAGATCACCAAGCGTCACATTTAAGAACTGGTGAGAGAGACAGTCCCACGTTGTAGCTGTAACTTCAGCTTTTTCAGTTATTTCATAATCAGGGAAACTAACATCCACATAGTCATAAAGGCTTAATTGAGTGAAGTCTTGATCATTGTCAGACATGTCTTGATAATCAAGTGACGTTTGCACTTGCATGTGACCATATCTGTGTTCAATCAAATAATTTTTACCAATTTCAGTAGCTTGATCAATATCAGCTTGAGTAGCAACAAAAGAGCCGTCGCTTTGTTGACCGCTTAAATCTTGATCATCGTGCTTGAAGTAGCTACTAATATCAACCGTATTAACGCTATCAATGTTTGGATTTACACCAAAGCCATCAGCATAGAGCGGACCAACTTTAACAGTTACTTCCTTATTAGATTGGTCAACGTTGGCATTGTAGTTAGTGTCAGTATCTGCTGAATTATCTGTATCAGCATCAGCAGATGTAATAGTAGAACTCTTATCATCAATGTCATCTTCACAAAGCCATCCAGTTTTGCCTTCATAAGTAACTTCAATGTAAGTCTTACCATCACCAGATTTAGCTTCATGACCGTTAACTACTTGAAATGTCTCGCCATTAGGAATTGACCAGTTTAAAGCATTCTTGCTATCAGGTGTTGCATAAATTTCAACTTTACTATGATCTTTAAGTTGATTATTAATAAAGTCATCAAAGGAATGTGGTTTAACTGAACCATCTTTGGTGTAGCTAATTGAACCAGATTCTACCCAGCCATTTCTTGTGTGCATGTAGGTTTTACCGCCTTGAGTGATTGTCTTATCAATCGTAGACATTCCTTTTTTAGCAGTAACTTTGACCTTCTTTTCTTTTTCCTTCCAATAAGAGCCATTGCCTACTTTATGCTTATTTTTGCCCTTGCCTACATATTTCCAAGCTTTCTTTTGTGAGCCATGTTTAATAACAGTTGTATTAGATGACACCATCTTGTGGTCTTTGGTGAAATGATACTTAACAGCGCCATCCTTAACATAACCGTATCCAGAGTTGCTGTATTGACGATAACTACCTTCTTCAGTAAGTGATAAATGCTTACCATATAGCCATTGGTGTGGCCCTATTCTGTACCATAGATCGCCATTTGAATTACGTTCAACCATGTCATAGTTAATAACTGTACCGTTTTTAATAGTCCAGTCTTGACCTAATGATTTAACAGGATGGTGATCAGGGCCAATTTCAGGAGAATAAAATACTCTAATTGATTTACCTTCACCGTAAGCTACTACAGCGGATCCATGTACAGTTACACGAGAACCGACGCCTTCACTGTCAAATGGATTACTGCCTTTAACAGTTACAGTGCCTGATACATTGTTAATTGCATAAGCACCACTTGTATCGAAATTGATCCACTTAGAATCAATCCAACCACCACCATCACTCGGTGCAATTGGGTACCAGCCATCAGAATTAACAGTGTTAATTTGATATTTACCATCAGGAGTAAACGAACCGTCATTAACAATCTGACCTAAATGGAGTTTCATCCCATTTTGCAAAGTACCAATAATCTTTTGACCATCTACAGGACAATCATAGATATTAATATTGCCACCAGCCATGTAAGTAATACCTACAGAATCATAGTTTGATTGCCATGTTGCCCATCCTTGCCAATCATTTTTCGCAATTGCTTGACCTGGTACATATTTAGCGACAAATACCGCACCAGTGTACATGTTCTGAATGTTCTTATCCTGACTAAAGGTGGTTTTGATATTTTTACCATAAGTAACTTTAATGCCAGAATCACGTCCAATACGTTTGGAGTGTCTGATATTCCAATTATCAAAATCAAATTCACCGCCAAACAGTCCTAAAACTGATTGAGTAGCAGTATCACCTTCCTGATCAGGATCAATAAACAAATTACTTGCCTGCTGACCACCTTGAATATTCACTTTACTTACTTTGTTAACATCAGAATAGAAAGTAAATTCTCTCTGTTCTTGCATTTGATTAAGGATCTGATTACCTAAGTCTTGTGCAGTTGCACCGTTTAATTGAATATCATCAGCAACAGTAGAATTAGCAAGTAACGCACTAATGTGTTCCGCTTCAACTACCACATTATCTAGTTCAGGAGTAATGTGGATGATTTTAAACCATTGATGTACATGCTTAGGATCACAGTCTTCCATAATCCATTTGTTAGGTTGGATTTCTTTTTGGTGCAATCCTGATCTTGGATAAGTCATAGTTAAAGACCAAAACTGATTAGAATTGCCATTAACCTGACAATCAATTGCATCAGGAAGAGGAATACCGCTACTAGTAAAATCACTAGCAATACTGTCATAAAGGTGCGGCATTGTCATCAAATCAGAGTAGTCACCATAATCAACTTCAGGAATTGTACCTACAGTTAATTTCATTAGATCAACCTCCTCCAATTTGGTTTGTATTCAGCTTTAGTGATAGTAGTGCCAGTTTCAGCAGTAACAGTGATTGTGTTCTGACCCTTCCACAATTTAGGAGGATCAAGGTTAGGAAAATGAGTTTGTGTATTGTATAGATTGCCATCTGCATCATAAGTATCACCAGTAGCGCCACTAAGCCAAAATTCACCCTCCATATTTTCAAATGTATAAGGCAAACCATTAACGTACAAAGTAAAACTACCATTTGCTATGAAGTGCCAGTCCGGAATAGCAGGCCATTTTTCTTCGCCAACTACAATTCCGCTGTCAGGCAGTGGAATATAAGCAATCCCATCAATACGATATTGGAAAGGCTCACAGTAAAAAGGTATTGCACAGATTCCAACAAAATCACTAGTTACATCTTTAGTAACAGTAAATGGATCTTTGACAATAGCCTTAAAAACATAGCTAGGATCAGCTGTAAATTTAAGGTATTGATATTTCATCCGCCCATCAGGATCAGTAGGAGCAGAAAGCCAATCAGTTACAGACCGTTCCCAATCAAACCAACCACGTTCAGGTGGTCTAAGAATTTCAAGATTAAAGGTTTCAGTCACATTTTGATAAGATTGATTATTTTGTAAAAAATCGCCATTCCTACCTTTAATATGCGTAGGATCAATATCAGGTGTTGGATGAATCAAATCCCATGGTTTTTGAACTACCATTCCAAAATCAACAGATGAATGGTCTTGATAGATCAATTTCACGTAATTATCTAAATCTTGCACTTAATCCCCTTCTTTCTTTAATCATGTCTTGCCTACGATCTTGCTTGTAAAATGGTTCAACAACTTCCCAAAGTTTTCTTCCTTCAGGAGTTTCAAGTGTGATGTGAACATCATGACTTTGAACACTAATTTTTTGCAAAACTAAAAGCATGGCTTTTAGTAAGTCATGCTCATCTTTTTCATCTTTAGTTGTTACACGTTGTTGGTTAGCACTTAAATTGCTATTAGCACTAAGAATACCTACAGCTTTGCCAATCAATTCCCAAGCACGAGTTGACTTACTTGGAATAAGTGGAACAGCCATTTCAGGACCTGCTTCACCAAAGATACTTGGTGAACTTGCAATACCACCGTTTGCGTACCAATTATGTGCTTTTCTAAATCGAACAGCATTAGCAACCGTACCATAACGATCATGAATATAATCCATGATACCCATCAGTTGGGCAATGGCATTCCCTTTAGCACCGTGTTTAGTGTAGTAATGCAAGTTATATCCTTGCATCTGCCCTAACCCATAAGTGCCTGAACTAGGGTTGACAATGTGTGGATTCCAACCAGATTCAGCAGAAACAATGTAATTAATATCTGCCCAATCTCTTTCAGGAATATGAGCTTGTTTCATCCAGTGAGTATGATCACCAGTAGGCTTACCAGCAACTGCACCTTCATTTTCTGCTAAGTGGTCACCAATCCAATTAAGTGCTTTACCACCTAATTCACGTTTAGCTAAAGCTAACAAACTAGGCTTAATCTTAGGTTGATGCTTAGATTGATCATGAAGACCTTTAACACGATAGTAACCATAGCCCATTGACATAGCATCAGATATTTTACTAATGCGTGCATAAGGTGGTGTTTCATTAAACATTGTGCCCTTAGCTGGGTTATTGATAATACCAACGTGACCAGCTGCACCAGTACCATGACCAAAAATGACCAAATCGCCAGGTTCAGTCTTAGATAAGTTCTTACCTAAGTATTGAACACCTGATGATTCTTGCATAGCCACAGTGGTACGACCAATGTTAATACCAAAGTGACGCAAAGCCTGCATTACCATACCTGAACAGTCAGACAATATCTTACTTGCAGCCCCCATTTGATACTTAACGCCATCAAACGTATCTTTAGCATATCTAAGAAATGCCATACGTGTTCCGCCACCCGTGCCAATAGCCTTATTGATAACCGTCCACATAGCTTGAGACCACGGATTACCATAATGAGTACCAGAGTTTTTGCTTAAATCAGTAGCGCCTTGAGTTAAATCAGAACCTACATCATGTAAGTTTTGAGTAAACATTTTCTTAAAACTTTCGGCAAAGTGCTTTAAGCTGTTCTCTGCTAACTTTCTAAGTTCTTTCTTACTAATGCCAGTACCGTTTGCAAAGTGTGGGAGTGAAAGTGATTGAGTTTGAGTACCATTTAAGACACCCCAGCCTTTACGTAGCAACATCTTACGATTATTCCCATGAGGAATAATAATATCATTTTGATCTGTTACCACAGCTTCTTGACGTGGACCAAATTCAGCATCATTTACAACAGCTAAAGTGTCATGAGCTAAGCGACCATTTGCATCAGTACCCTTAGCAAAGTGGACTGGATTAATAACAGAACTGTTACCACCAAATTGCTTTAAAACAGCATCAATACCACGAATACCTCTATTTATTTGCCTGATTGTCCCACGCATTGAATCAGATGCATAACCAATCATTTTATGCATTGCACCGCCAAAACCACGAGCAGTAGCAGTACCTAACTTAATAACTCCATCGTGCAAACGTTTGATTGATTCATAAGATTTTTTGTAAAGATTACTAAAATCTTGTTCAGTGGATTTTCTGATCTTGTCGGTTTCTTTACCAACGCTAGAAGTCATTGACTTGAAGTCTTTAGCAGTTGCTTTAGACATGCTAGAGATCTTTTTAGTAAAGTTGCCTTTGCCTTCAAGCGATTTAACAGCTTTTTCAGCCTGCTTAGAGATATGATCTCCAAACTTATCTTTACTTGCAGATTTGACTAAAACATTCAGACGTTTTTCAGTTGTATCAATGTTTTTATGTAATGATCTAAGTTCATGAGTGCCTTTAGTTTTAACACTAACAGTACTCTTTTTGCCTTTGATCTTCTTGATTGCCTTAGAGAGTAACTTAACAGATTTAGCACCTTTGGTTTTTACAGTAACCTTGTGAGTGCCACCCTTGATCCGCTTCATAGCCTTTTCAAGTGCTTTGATCTGCTTAGATCCTTTTACTTTAGCAGTTACAGAAATTGACTTAGAAGATAAGCCTTTAAGTGATGCACTAGAAACACTAACGCTTGGTACAGAAACACGACTTGAACCAGATGAATATGAACGTATTGATGTGGATGTTGATCTTCTTCTAGTTGATTTGCGCTTCTTAGTCTTACGCTTTTTAGTCTTCTTTGTTTTAGGAGCAGTAGTAAGTTTCTTAAAAAGTGCATCACTGATCCACTTGGACTTGTCAATTCGACTATTAGCACCAAGTAACAATCCTTCATCCACGAGTGTTTCACCGTGGTGAGGATTAGTTTTAGCAACAGCCTTACGGTCTCTACTAATTCGACTGGTTAATTTGTTTAACTGTGCAATTAAGCCTTTGGTATTCCTGCCTTTCTTAAGAGCATCTCTAATTTCCTTAGCTACTTTGGCTCTATCGGCTTTATCATCCTGCTCATGCTTTATCAGACGCTTACGCTCACTAGCAGTAGCGGAATCATTTTTATCATGACGTTCCTTCTGCTTTTCATGACGTACACGGTCTTCATCGTATTTCTTCTTAGTAAGCTTAGTTAAAGTAGTAAGAATTTTAGCTGGATTGTTGGTTTCAAGGCTATGAAGATCGACAGTACCATTTGCGAGATGAACTGAACGACCAAATAATTTAGCCATGTCATGAGCATTGATCACATCTTGCCATGGAAAAATCCAACGTGGTACATTCACGCCTTGTTGGACTTCTACAGAACCATCAGGATTTAAAATCCCTTCCTTATTATTAGTAGCTGGTGAATCATGACCATCATTCAAAATAGCTGGATAGCCATAACGCTTCTTCCAGTCAGTGCCTTCAGCTAAGTGAACATTACCAACCTTAACCTTGCCACCAAGCAATTTACCAATGAATTTAACAGTACTACTGATGCCACCAAAGAAATCATCCCATGCTTTCTTAATACCACTAATAATACCGCCAAACCATGAAGTAATTCCATGCCATGCTGACTTAAACAGTCTTACTGATGCAGAACCTACACGACCAAAGTAGTGAGACATCCCAGACCATGCACGTTGGACACCGTGAGCAATACCGCTAAACCATCTAGTAACTGTTCTCCAAGTTGCTTTGAGTCCCCTAGACATTGCAGAACCAAGTCTAGTAAACCAACTAGTCATTGAATGCCATGCATTCCGCACTCCCTTAGCAATATTGCTAAACCAGTGAGACATGCCTTTCCATGCTGATTTAAGCCCCCTAGCCATGTTCTTACCTAAGTTACTAAACCAATGAGTCATGCCTTTCCAAGATCTTTGGATAGACTTGCCAATATTGCCAAACCATTTGCCAATACCTTTCCAAGCATTTTTAAATGATTTAACTAAGCTGTTCACCCATTTGTGGAAACCTTTGTTGTGTTTGTAAAGTGAATTAATAGCGCCTGCGAGCGGACTAATAAAGTAAAGGCCGACTTCTTTCCAGTTTTTCTTGAACCATTTGATGGTATTGGTTACGCCTTTCATAAAGCCATTCCACATATTGTGTGCAGAATAACCAAGGTTTTCAAGTGACCAGAATTTCTTAGGTGGTTTGTTACGTTGCCAGCCCTTTGTAAAGTTATTAACGGCTTTACCGCCCCATTGACCAGCTTCTTTACCAAGTAAAGCGCCAATTGGAGCAAGCATTGGACCAACAACTGGAATCATACTAGTTAATGTACCGCCTGCTACTGCACCAACTGCACCGCCAATATCTTGACTACGCTTATTAGCACTATGACGATCTTTAACAGCATTGATAATTTCAGGAGTAGCAACAGCTGCACCTGTTAAAGCACCAGTAGCTAAACGCTGACCCATAGAGAATTTAGTAGTAGCTTTAATACCTTGAGTAATCTTAGAACCTAAGAACTTACCAGCTTGAAGTGCTTTACTGCCAATAGATTTAATATTACTGAAAATATCAGGTATAGCACTACTTAATTTTTTAACTGACTTGTAAGCAGTAACAGCACCACGACCAATAGAAAAAAGACCGCCACTGACTTTGCCAATGCCTTTAATTGCTACCATTGCAATAATTGCATCAGATATAGCCTTAATAGCAGTCTTATTTTTAGCTAAATCAGCAGTAGCAGTAGCAAGCGTATGCAATGCACTACTGCTTTCTTTACCGTTACCTTTGACAATGCCAAGTGTTTTGCCAATGTTTTGAATAATAGCTGCAAAGTCTTTCCAAACTGATTTAGCAATTTGAACGCCAATTGAAACAACATTCTTTGTAACATCAGTAATATCTTTCTTGTGCTTGTCTAAGTAGCCAACAATATTTGATACAGCCTTACCAAGCTGGTTAGCACCGCTCATGACTTCCTTACTGGTCATGATATTCTTCAAGGCTTGTAATCCACTAGTTTTAGCGTCAAAGATCGGCTTAGTAAATTCTTGTTCCAACTTCTGACGTGCTACAGTCATAGCCTTTAAAGCACCAGCTTGAGATTGACCATAGCCTTTAAAGCTTTCATCAGCATATTTAGATGATTTAGCAATCCAAGTTTGGAATTGCTTTTGTGTTACATTACCAGTTTTAAGCAATGCTCTAAGTTTAGATTCTGACATGCCAGCACCACGTGCAAGTGTAGCCATAAAAGTAGGTGCAGCTTTGGTAATTCTATTCAAAGAGGAATAAGTAACTTTACCAGTAGAGCCAATTCTTTGAAGCCCTGCTGACATTTGGTCAATCTGTTGACCAGTCATTTTAGAGCTATCACCTACACCAGCTAAGGCTTTAGACATTTGCATAGCGCCTTTAAAGCCAATGGTTGACCAGTTAAGCATGTGAGCCTGTAAATTGGATGCTGAATCACCAGCTAAATTAGTGTTAGATTTTAACTCACCAATTTGCTTATCCAAAGCTTGAATTTGTCTGGTGTTCATTCCCATGCCCTTAAATCTACCATTGATCTTAGCAATGGCTAAATTCAAGTTCATACCCTCTGTATAAGCAGATTTAAGGCTTGATCCTAAGTTAGAAACAGCATTTGAAACAGCGTTACCAAGTGCAGATCCCATGAAAACTTCACGCAAAGTTCTATGAGTTTCTTGGCTTTCTTTATTAACACTAGAAATCTTAGCTTTTAATCTATCCCATGGTGTAGGATTGATTTTTCTTTGTTCTTCTTCAAGGCCACTAACAGCTGATCTAGCTTTGTTTAATGAAGTAGCTGTTTCATTAACTCTGATCTGTTGACGTTTGTAAGCTTCACTGGTAGCACCAGATTCACTAGCAATACGTTTTAATTCACGTGATTGAATCTCATATTGTTTAGTTAAATTACTAATGGAACTTCTATAACCACTAATACGAGCTTCATTAGCTTTGTAATGATTGCCTTCACTCTCTAAACGATCCACATATGAACGTGATACATCAGCAGTCACTTTAAGAGTCTTTTGTGCTTCTGCTAATCCTGACTTGTAGTAAGTGAGAGAGCTTTTAGCCCTATCTTGCTGTTTAGTTAATGATTCAAGACGACTGGTAGCCTTTAAAGTAGTAGCAGCATTTTTTTGAATTGCAGTGCTGATACTTTCATAAGCTTTCTTGCCTTTATCTGTGGAAGTATCAATTTCTTCTTGTTGTTTCTTTAAAGATTTTTGTTTTTCAACTAAACCATCAATTACTTTGCGTTGCGCTTTAACAGCTTCAGATAAGCCTTTGTACTTAGCTTCAGCCGCTTCAGTGGTCTTACCAGCGCTTTTTAAAACTGCTTCTTGAGCCTTCCAAGCACTAGTAGTACCAGATACTGCCTGTCTTAATTCCCTAAGTGTTTTTACAGGTTGATCACCATTTAATTTAATATCAGTGATTAAACTACCGACTGGTATTTTTCCTGCCATTTATTTACCTCCTTTCTGTTTTGTCTAAACTTGCTGCAAAGTCCCATAAGCTCATTGGACGTTTGTCCTTTGGCTTTGCACTCATTACTTCCACAAGTCGGTAATAATCAGTGTTTTCATAATCTTCTAGGGACATATGAGCATTAATAATCATTTGTTGTTCTTGATAATCAAAATCTTCCAGCATTTCCTCATAAGCATGCACTGGATCAGGATCATTAATCGTTGTCGCTTTTGGATTCGTCTACTTGTAAGATTTTTCCAATTAAATCAGTAACAAATTCACTGACATTACCTGGATCAGAATCTTCAATCTTATCTACTTGTGCATCTGATAAATGAAGAATCTGCTTTAAAAACTTTTCTTCTTCATCCAAAAGGTTTTCTTGTGCAGTTAAGACATCAAGAATTGATTGATCATCATCGTCTTTAACCTTGTTAATTGCAATTGATAATTCTGCAAAAGTCTTTTGTGCCTTAAGACATGCACGTACATTTTTTACAGTTGTTTCAACTTCAAAAGTAGTTAAGTGAAGCTTTTTACCATTGATTTTTACTGACATTGATTGATATTCCTTTCAAAAAAGAAAAGAACAGCTTTCACACCGTTCTTAACAAAGATATTGATATTAATTTGCCACCACTACCCACCCTGCTAATTAATTATTAGTGAGTAGTTGATGATGAAGGGGTAGTGCCTTGAGAAGCAGTGCCATTGGATCCCTTGTGAGTTGGGTCTTCAGTGCCAGAGCCAGCAACAGTACCTGAAATGATCCAAGTAATCATCTTGTCAAAGTCAAATCCATCTTCATCGGAATAGAATTTTTCGTAAACTAGACCGTCACTTGGACGTGCAGCAGCATTTAAAGTAAAGGTGTCGTGTACCAAAGTTGGGTTTTCATTATCAGTACCCATAGTTAAATCACCGCCAGGAGTTAAGTTACCATATGGCAATGCAAAGTAAAGATCAACGCCAATATTTGAGTTATATGAGTGAGCAATAACACCACCATATGCCAATGGAGTTGAGTCCTTAGCCATATTACCAAAGCCTAACTTAGCATCCTTTTCCAAACCTACGATTGAGTCATAAAAGTTATGTGGAATGTCGTTAGCGCCAAAGGTACCAGTAATTTGATATGCGCCAAAGTGTTGTTCAGCCTTTGCGTTAGAACCATAAACGGCTTGTGCAGTACGACTTAAACCAGTGATGTTAGCTTGAGTAGCACCTTTACTGGATTCCAAATCAATTTTAAATACACCATCTTTACCAATGTTGGTGGTCAAACCACCCTTTGACTCATCGGTAAGAAGCTTACCATCCTTATCAAACTTGAAAACAAGTAAATCATTTAAACCTTGAAGTTCCATTTAATTCTCCTTTTAATTTGAAAACTAATAGTTGGTTCACCAGAATTCGGATCATATGTGTGACCAGCAAAACTAGCGACAATTTGCCAATTATTAGCTACAAAAAAAGACATAAGCGAGTGTTCAAATTCGTTCATGTCTACTGTTGTTTTTTTACTATAAAAAACGTTTATTGCTAAACGTTGTGTTTGTTCCGTGTATTGGTTACTACCTGACTCATTAAAATCAAAATCCACTTCACTAACGAGTACATCCACGCTGTCACGTGGTGTACGTTCGCTAGTGCCTACCGCAAAAGAATAGGCTCTATGCAATTTAGGAAGATTGGAGCTATTAAGCAAATCTGCTACCTGTTTTACTACAGTACTCATTTATCTAAAATCTCTCTGAATTTTTCAGCATTAGCTTTTAGTACTGCTTCTGCAGCTTCCTTTTCTGCATGATCTTTGAAATGAAGGTTGGATATTTCTTTTTGAGACATATCACGTGTCCCATCATTTACAAAACGAGCGACCATTGCATTATATTTATCTTCCCAGCCTACTGAAGTATCACCAGTGTTACCATCATTGACTTCATAACCAGCCTTATAAGTGATGGCATCTCTCATGTGCTTAGACTTACGACCATGACCAGCAGAACGTGCATGTGCATAGCTTGTATGAGACATTGGAGTGTTCTTTTTAAGCACTTCAGTGTAAGTCTTAGCACCTTCACCAGTGATAGCTGATTTTTGACTAGTAGATAGATCAACTTTTTTAGTGATCTTATCTAGCCAATCATTTAAGCCTTTATCTAAATCAACCATCACGATCAGTCACTTTCGTGAGAGTGATTAAATCTCCTGCGGTTGGATTTTGAAAAGGATCTTGATTGATGTCACTTACTTCATACAATTTCCCATTGTATTGAGCATGAGTGATACCATCATAATTTCTGCGATGGTGAATAACGACAATAAAAGATTCATCGTGATGATGTCCTTGATTTTGAATCATTTGAGTAGTAGTTAAGCCCCATCGACCACATAAAGTAGAGCCAGTTAATGCTTTAAATTCATTAGTAGGAAGTCCATTATCATCTTCACTATCTTCCACAGTACCAAAAGTGATCCTATTAATCAGTCGGTCCCATGTCTGTAGTTGTACCATCGTCATTCACCACCTTTGTTGCATCATAGGTCCCACGGAGTTGACCTATAATCTGCTTAGCCGTTGTACTTGATACAGCAGATGTAGGATGCAAAAACCAATTAGCCGCAATTGCATTAACTGCTAACTTATACAGTTCAAAAACTGAATCAGTTTTGTAAAAACTTTCATCAGCATCTTCACCAACTGCACCTTGAACATAAATTTCAGCACCTTTAAGTGTTGCTTCCATACGTTCTTCATCACTAGAATCAAGTGCATCATCTTTAGGTAAGTAACCAAGTGAGCGTTTAAGCCCGTCATCAATTGTTAAGTAAGTGGTCATCATTGATCACTTCCTGTCTTTTACTTACCTACAGATGTGCCAGTGTCAGAAGTGCCCTTAGCTTGATCAGCCACAGTCTTAAAAGATGCAGCTGCAAATGCGCCATCATCAATCAGTTGAACATCGAAACGATCAATGAAACGAATCTTAGTAGTATCAGTTTCAAATGCACCACCACCAATGTTAGTTGGAGTGACTGACATTCTTTGACGGTCAAATAAGGTAATACCTTGTTTCAAGTCACCAAAGTAAAGTGGGTGTGAACCTGAAACATCTGGCAACCAGCGATCAGCAATCACTTGTACAATATGACCACCAATTTGTTTAACTTCTGGATTAGTTACATTAGGTTGAATTAAGTAATCACCATTTGCATCTTTCATCTTGCTTAAAACATTGAAACCAGATTGGTTAGTAACAAATGCTGATGTAGCAATAATAGCTGGATCAAGAGTGTTATTTTCAAGATCCTTGATGTCGTCAAACTTACTAATAGTAGGTTTCTTTGGTGCCTTGCCCATAACAGCTAAAATAGCTTGATTACGAGTAACAACGTCTTTACGTGCAGCCCATTGCTCTAACCAACTTAAAATATTTTCGGCAGTATCTGCTAAAAGAGTGTTAGTAGCAGTGGTGATACCTGCATAGCGATGAATAGCATACTTAACTAAAGTAAGCTTAGGATCATCAATATCACCAATTTGTGCCTTTTCATCATCTAAGTTGACTAAAGGAGTAATATCAGCAAGCTTTTCATAAACACGTGAACCATGTGAAGTTGAAACATTTTCAACGTTTACTAAGTTTTCAAGTGATGCATATTGACGTACTAAAGTATGAATAGCAGTTTGAACATCATCAGGAATGGTTAAGCCTGCATTAGAATCATCACCTGAAATTTTTGAGCCATCTGGCATTGTGCCTGAAGTAACCATATTCTTGAAGTCAGCTACAAACTTATTCTTGATGTCCTTAGCCAATTCTTTTTCTGACTTCTTAGGTTCAATTGGTTTCTTGTTAACTGGCTTTTCAGCATTTCTAGCATCATCCAAAAGTTGTTTTGAGTAATCACGAGCTTCCACAGCATCAGTGTAATCTTTAGCAGCTTGTGCCATTTCATTCTTCAAAGCTGTCTTTTGTTCATCGGTCATTGAATCGAAACTAGCATTATACTTTGAATTTAATGCCATCTTCTTATTAAAAAGATCAGTTACCTTATTACTCTTTGATAACCAATCATCATGTAATTCATTAATTCCCATTTGGGACCACCTTTCCTAAATTAAGGCCAAAGTAAAAGAGCAAGATCATTTTTCTTGCTCTTCTTTGGTTGTTTCTCTTTATTTTCAATGGGTTTAGAGACATCATTGGTCTTTTGAACATCACGATGGATTAAATTTTTAATCTTATTGATCATTTCTGGCTTGACTGATAAAGAACCATCAGCATTAACTAACGCTGGTTCTTTGTTTTCAAACATAACTTCATCTGCAAAACCATTTTCAACAGCAGTTTTTGCATTCATCCAAGTAGTATCAACCATCATTTGATAAATTTCTTCTGGTGACTTACCTGTTCGTTTGGCATATAAATCAACAAAAGACTTATCCATTTGGTTTAATGCATTATATTCACTCTTCATATCAGAGCTGTTTCCAATAGCACCACCACTAGCTCTATGAATCATCATTTGTGCGGTTGGTGACATTACAACATGATCAGCCGCTAATGCAATCCAGCTTGCAGCAGAGCAAGCATAGCCAACGATTTTAGCATTAACTGTTCCTGGATATTCCATAAGTTCCGTATAAATTTCAGAACCTGCATCAATATAGCCACCTGGTGAATTGATTTCTAAAGTGATATCTTCACCATTGGCTTCTGTTAAAGCATCAGAAATAGACTGTGGACTAAAGTATTGATAATTTAACCAGTCATAAACATCTGAATAGTCATCAGGAATGACTTCACCCTTCATTTGAATTGTTTTCATTGCTTTCACTTCCTTCCTGTGGTTGATATGCAGGCAAATCTTGTGGGAAATAACCTGATCTCTTCAAAATAAATTGGGCTTGAGTGGCAGAAATCGCATTATCCTTCACCATATTTGAAATCCTGCCTGCAAAACTATCACCAATAGCATCCACAGATGGACGCATATCAGGAATAACAGTAGTATTCAATTTATTGTTAAGTTCGCTAACAATAGGGCCAATAAAGCGTTTCAAGGCTTTAGCATACTGATTATTTTCTTGATCGAGATTAGATTGTTGATCACCAGCGCCGTTTAAATAACTATCTGGTAAACCATAGACTTTAGCAATTTGCTTACTAGTCCAATCTACTTGAGCCAATAGCTTAGCAACATCACTTTTGATTTCAAGTGGTTGATAAGTTTCAAGATCGTCTAAGACAATTGGACCATTAGTAGAATTTTTCTGTTGTCTAACAAAAGCACGACTTCTAGCAGCTTTCTTGCTTTCATCAAGTAAACCACCGCCTTGAATTGTCAAAATCCCTGGTGCCATAACTGATTGATCTAATGCACTTTTAGTTAAATCATTAGATTTATTTTTAATTGCAAGTTCATCTGTTAAAGCACGCAATGGAGAATATCCTTTAATGCCAATCGAATTCTTAGACATTAATCTAAAATGAATTATTTCGCCTTGTGGGATATTACTGATTGCTCCAATATCGGGCTCATCAAAGTCAACATCATAAAGTAAACCTGTACCGTCTAAATCCTTATAAACATTGACCTGTGATGGTCTTAAACCTTCCCAATATAAATCCACACCATTGTCATTTTGCCAACGGTAAGCATAGGCATTCCCATCTAACAGCAATTGAGCAAACATGCCTTGCCAAAAGCTAAATCCATTTGTATCTGTGCTTGGATTAGCTAGAAATTTTTGCATTCTTTGTGAGGGAGTCTGAAACACCACCAATGCCAAATCAGCAGAGAGCTGAGAGATCAGGGAATACAAGTCCGAATTCTGTAAAGCCTGGTCAGCAGTTACATACTTTGCATTATTTCCACCAGTTAAGTAATCAATAAAGTCAGTTGAATCTAGGTCAACTGTCTGCCTTGAATTCTTATTAAAATTAAAAACCGGCATCTAATTCACCTCCTTCCTATTTATCTTTAGGAAGCAAATCAATCAATAAGCCAGTCAAAATTAATGCAATTCCTAAACCTACCCAGCCTGCAATTGGTGACCATAAAAATAAGGCTCCGACTATTGAGCCAAAGCCTAAAACATAAAGCAATACATCTAAGAATTTCCAAATATTTTTAAATAATGTCTTAATCAGAATAATAATCATCTCCTAAAAGCCCTGACTTAGGATTGTTGAACCAGTCTAGAACTTGTTTCTGTGTCATTCGTTTAACTTCAGTTGATTTGTCATTTAAGATTCCATAATCTTCAAAATTGTACATAGCCTGATACATGGCATCAATTTCAGCATCCACAACGTCAATCTTCTTTGTTGCTTTATCCTTATCAACTTGAATACCAATTTTATCTTCCTTAACCACAGCATTTAATAACGCTGTTTCTTCGATCGGATCATCAAAGCGTGTAATCTTACCAGTTGCATAAGATTCTTGTAGAAATTTTGTTGGATTAGCAAGTTCGCTTGTGCGTTGCGCTATATCTTGAATTAACCAGCCTGTATTAGCATTTAAACTTTCTGTGATGTTCTTAACCTGATAACTGCCAAAGCGGTCATAACCGAAAAATACGACTTCTAGCCTATGTTTTTGAACAAAGTCTAAGATCCAGTTGTAAACCTGTTCAGGATTAATGATGCCTTTTTCATGACTAGTAATTGTACAGTAGCCTTGTTTTTCAAGTTCACGATAAGGAAGACCATCTTGTTTTTCTTTTGCTTCAATACTCCCAGCTTGTTGCCACGGAATGAATGAATGCTGCATCATTTGCCACTTATGAACGCCTTCAGCAGTGGTATAAGGAAATGCAAAACCAACAGCTGTATTATCTGAAAACATTGAATAGTCCAAACCCATGTAGACTCTTAAGCCGTCAATCTTAAAACTATCATCAACAGCATTTTCAACGTCTTTAAGATTTAAGTAGCTTGCAGTTGACTGCTTCAACCACAGATTTAAGTTCTTATTCTGAAATTTGTGGAGTGTGTTGGTAAGCATCCCTTGATCACGTTGCTTAATCAGATTTTCAGTTCTACGCTTACGTTCTGAATCAGATAAACCAATGAGCGGATTAGATTTTTCCCATGTTTCAGGTTTAAAGGTTTCATCAAGGTTATCTTGCGCCCATACTAAGCAGAGAGAATTATCACCTTCACGGTCATAATCTTTTTCCATAACATGCTGTAATGTAATCTGTTCTTGGTGAAATGGACTTGTAGGATCAGGATAAGCAGAGCTGATCTTAATAAATTGATGGTATGGAATTACTTGCGCTTGACCATCTGTAATATCTGTAATTCTGTCATATGTATTCAACGCACCAGTTTCATCATAAATAGCCAAAACGTTGTGAGTTGAATCATATTTATCAGCTTCATAACTAATTTTCCATACTTTATTGTTAGTTTTCTTTTCAATAATCTGGTTAGTCTGTAAATCAAGACCTGATTCTTTTGCGAGGGATGCAAAAGGTTCAATCTTAATTACTGCTTCAAGCATTTTCTTGATATAACCAAACAGCTTTGTAGACTGATCAGATGTATTAGCAGTAACCAAAAAGTCTTTGTTGGTGTAGCTCAAAGTATCAATCAAAACAGCCTTGCACATTTGAATACCAGCTATTTGCGTTTTGCCTTGACCACGACCTACTGAAATATGAATATCAGTAAATCGCTTTTCATTGTTTTCATCTTTCCAACCATTAATCATGGCAAGAATAAATTTTTGCCAACCCATCAGCGGTAGTGGTTTATGAAGATCAACATCAGGAACAATAGATGCAAATTTAAGAGTATTTCTAACTTCCTTCATATCGTAGTGATATGGAAAATCAGGTTGACCTTGACGCTTTAAATCTTGAAGGTTTCTAAAACAAGCAAGCTTAGTAATATAACCTGCAAGTTGCTTACCATCTAAAACGTCAAAACAGTATTTAGTTCCTGCATCAGTGTATTTTACTTTGATGTCATTCCAATCCATTGATTGATAAGCACCTTCCACATCATGAGTTTGAGTTAGATCAATTTTCACTTCTTAAACCACTTCCTTTGAGTAAAATAAAAAGCTAAATCACGGATTTTTGTGATTTAGCCTATTAATTATTAACAAAACAACTATTTTATTAATAAAGATGCAATTTTTTAGTACATTTAGTTAACATTTTTAGTATTTTGTAATGATTTGAAAGAGAAATGGTACATCCAATTCATCGCTTCTCTGAAATTGTTATAGCCATTGAAAGCATCTAAATCCTTTCTTACCCATTTACCATGATCATGTTTAACGTAAATCATGCAAAGAACTCCTTCAAACTTGTAACAGTTGATTTAGCACCATCATTTTTAGGTGTATTCAGTTCCATCATCTGACTTCTAGCCTTTGGACTTAAACCTAATTCCTTACCTATTGTATTCATCTGTTTCAGTGAATCAGACATAATTTGATAAGCTGGATTTTTCTTGTATCCTTGAAAGTTCTTAGCTGCTACCTTTCCATCCACAGGAGAGATGACTGTTTTATAGATAGGTTGCTGAATACCATATTCTTGAATATCGTCATAAGCCATGCGGTAGGTATCGTAGGCTGAACAGTATTGTTGAAGTAAATATTCATCAGCTCGTAAGATTTTGTCATTCTTATTTAGATAAGTGGCAAGCTTTGGATACAGATATTTGCCGTAAGTTCCAAGCCATTTAGGTGCTTGATTAGGTACTTTTGGCTTTGATAGGTCAACTTTGTTCATGTTTCAGCCCCCTTTCAAAAACTTTCAAAAATTGTTGCGTGACACAAGAAAACGGCACTGATGCGGCTCCCTCGTCCAATTTTGGTGGGCGGGGGGATTCTAATTTTTAATCATGTGTAATCATAGCTAGCAAAAATAAAACCGCTCAAATCGCAATTATTTACGATTTAGGGCAATGTCATTTGACAGCTTAGCAATCAATTTAATATCGGTAATTGGCGGATTAGCAGTCGGTTTACCATGGAGACCAGTTCCATAATATTTTTCTTCAAATCGTGTTTTCCAGTAGTGGCACTGACCACAACAAGTGACCAAATTAGAAATATCCTTCATGTGTTCAGGAAATCTCTCTACAGGTAATACGTGATCTATTATGTTACCTTCCTTAACCACTCCGAGAGCTTTACAGTATTGACATAAGCTATAGTCACGATTTAAGACAATATCTCGCATACTACGCCATTGTTTTGAATGATAGAACTTGTTTTGTTCCGCTTTAACTGGATTACGGTAACGTGTAATGTGATTGTACTTCCAACGTGATTGTCTTGACTGCTTGTGTGTTCGGAACTGCTCACGTTTTGCTAAATAATCAGCTTCATACTTCGTATGTTTCTTGCAGTAAAAGTGTGGCATGAAAGCTGGTTCATGACATCCACGGAATCTGCAACGTCTGATTCTTGGCATTTCAATCAGTCCTTAAACGCTGCAATGAATGTAATAATCAGAATGACTAAAACAATCACGCCATAAATAATAGCTGGGGTAAATACTAACCACCAGCTCCATGCAATAATTCCTAGCAACTTAGCAACCACAAAGATCACTGTTAATAAAACTGCTAACCAACTCATTTAATTATTCCTTTCTAAAATAAAAAGACTATTGAGTTTTCCACGCTCAATAGTCTTTATTAGTTGCTGACAGTGTGAAGACATACATAATGTGTTTAAAAATTATCAATTGAATGATGCCAGCGACTTTGAAACAACAAAGCGGATAAGGATTACAGATTTATGATACTTTTTGTTGTTTCTATGTACGTCCACGGAATCGAACCGTAGATAAATGAGACCACTCACGTACACTCACCATTTTCTCGAGGAGGCTTTCATAATAAAGATTGAACCCACGTATCAAATAGCTTTTCCTTCACTATCTGACACTATCAATTAAACCATGGATAACACCTATGGAAGTCCGCTGAAAGTCTCACTAATTTCCAGTAAGTATCCGCTAAATGTATACATGAAGATCAGTGACGTCTTCAGGATCAACATCGCATTGACATTGCCAGTAATCATAACGATCAGCAAACTCAACCAATGCTATTGGCTTTAATGCTTTATAGTATTGAGACTTCTCATAAGGAAGCAACATGATTACTTGTTCTTGTGTCTTACCTAATAGGTAGTAATTGACTAGGATAATCTTTGAATTGCTACTGCAATGAAAGATTGTTTGATGAATTGCATCAACTATCTTTTGAATACTAAAGCTATCAACAATAAGGTTTTCTTGTATATCAGTTTTATTAGTATGTGATGGAGCTAAAGAAAGTTTAGGACTTGATAATTCTGTTAGACTGCTACCACAACGAAGAGCGAGAGAAGGTAATTTTTTGCGTAAAAGTTTATCAACGTTGTGTGCAGTTTCATCAAAGTCTATATCACGTAAATGATTCATTTTATCGCTCCATTTAATATCAACTATTAATAGCTATGTCGGTAGCAAATTTCCATTTATAGCCATTGTGTTCTTTCTGTTTGCCCCTGCAGCATGCTGAAATTCCATCTTGCATTGAATTGGTTTCTCTAGCTGCTGCCATTTGAGAAGGATAAACACGTATTTTATTACCGTCTAAATCTAATTGAATTACAGCTTTGCTGTTTTTGCGACCATTCATAATTGAAACAAAAGCATGTTTAGGATTGTTCATTTTAGCAATACTCAAATGCAAATTATGATTACCATAATTATTATTGTATTTATAATCACACCATTCCAAATTTGAAACTTCATTATTTAATGGATTTTCATCTTTGTGATTTACGCATGGTAAATTCTTAGGGTTAGGAATAAATGTTTTAGCTATTAATCTTTGAACTTCAACATCCTTGTAATTTTTATGCCCGTCATATAAACAAACATGTAAATATCCTTTTAAATTTAAACGTGGTTTTAAAATTTGTTCTTTCTTATTAGCATAAGTAAAACCGTTCCATCTTTTACGAGATAAACTCTTTATTCTTCCTAAATTAGATACTTGATATTTACCTTCATAGCCATAGATGTCCTTCCAAATTTCTTTCATTGGACTTCACTTCCATAATCATCATATCCATATCCAACAATTGCACCATCCACAATCATCAATGCATCTTTAGCAGATCTAGCAATACCATGAATAACTTTATGTGATGTAAGAAATTCATGAAATCTAATTTGATCCTCTCTAGGTTTACCAGTTTTATTTTTTACTTCAATAAAGAAGATTTGATTATCTACCCAGCGATAACCCATAAGATCAGGAAAGCCTTTTGGGAGTCCAGTATCAAACCATCTGTGATCAATAGTCATAACCTTACCAACATTAGTACGAAATACTGAACAGTTATGTTGGGACAAAGCTACTTGAATTTCTCTTTGAGTTTCATGCTCAGATTGCATTGTCAAACCTCCAAATAAAGCCACGATAAATATGATTAGTTTTCAATCCGTTACATGCCTCAGATACGCCAGAGCTTTGATAACCATATTGTTCAGTTTCTCTAACCGAGTTATACTTTCTGATAATTTTGCCTGTTAAATCTAATTGAATTACAGCTTTTATTTTCTTATTAAGTCCTGTCAAATAGGCATGTTTAATGTTATATGAAGCGGAACACCACTCAAGATTTGAAACATTATTATTTTGCTTATTGCCATCTATATGATTAACTACTGCATAATTTTCAGGATTGTTAATAAATGCTTCAGCCACCAATCTATGCACTAATTTATTGTGTCTTTTATTGTTTTTCATTAAGACAACTGAAGCATAACCGCACTTATTCTTACCAGTTTTTAGAATTCTTTCTGGTATTTTCATTTTAGAATTTGCTTTACTTTTTACATACCTTGATAGGCTTTTAACTCTACCCAAATCACTAATCTCATATAAGCCTTCAAATCCGATAATAGGCTTCCAATGTTCTTCAGCAACTTCATAGCAGTATGGACATTTATTTTCGTTCATTGTATTTCATCTCCTGCTGACAGCATTTAATGATCTCATGTGCTAGACCATCAATTTCTAAGTAGTCGGGCTTAAGTTTGTTAACCTTCTGCATGATCATCATTGCTAAATTACTGATATTTTCATCAGTATGATAATTAAAGCCATATCTAATACCCATCTTTATTAGCCTCTACATGAATATTCTCTAATCCATGAAATTTTTCTGATTGAAAATCATTATTGCTACCCCAATAATGAGCTTTTAAACCAGTATCTTGTTTCTTATACAACTTATGAAAAGCTTTAACTGTTGCTTTTTTTAAATTCCAAAAATTGTCGCTTTAATCATAATTTGATCTCTCTTTCACCATTAAAGCCACTATCCAACATTGGCATCCTATCAGTGCAAATTGGTTCGTCTATCTTTTCGAGTAATTGGAGAGGGTAACTTAATATACTTATTTGACTTGGTTTTAAAAGAAAAGTTACTTCTTTTGATTCTGCACACCATCTTCCAACTTCCATACTGTCGTCATATTCAACATGAAATATGTCAATAGGATCATCATCAGGCTCAAAGAATGATGATTTATAGTAAATGGTAAAAGCTAGTCCCCATTGATCTTCTGTTACAATATATCCTTTATCTTTGTCTTTTAGTCTTCTGTATAATTCCTTAATTGTCATTTTCATACTCCTTATTTACTTTCCCAAAAATAGTCGCTTACAGCTTCATCAAAAACTGTATCCTTAACTAAATGATCTATATTAGGCTTTGTTTCATTAGCTGGAACTTCCATATAAAATTCATGATCAACCATTTCGGCATCAGTCCAATAGACCTTAATCTCTCTCATTTCTACTGTCATGTGACACCTCAATCATCATTATTGAAGATAATGGAAAAATAAATCTATCAGTATCATCTTCAGCGACAATCAAATTATCATCAATTTTAAAATCATCTACTTCATAAGCTTCTACAGTTTCAGACCTGGCGTAAACATGAATTATTGCTTTAGTCATCTCTATGTTCCTCCAGATATTTCAAAGCCAAAATCGAATATCCTGCCATATCAAGTAAAGTATCTTCTAGGCTTTCATCGTTCTCTTTAAGTTCACTATTATTAACTAGATGCTTAATTCTGTTGTACTTATCGGATAAGCGGATGCCAATCACTTTGAGACCATAGTCATCCACAGATTGATCGAAAGAATCACCATAAGCAGCGTTTTTAGCTTGCAATGTTTCGGCTAAATGATCTGTATATTTTTTAAATGGATTATCTGATTTAGGTAAGCCAGGTGTGCATTCACGTAAGTTAATTGGCTGATTATTGTTTTCATAATTGTGAGCATCAATCAGATCAGCTACATCTTTCATTTCATCAGGAATATATTTTTCGCAATTTGCTAGATTATATTTATTAGTTTCAAAGTCGTAAATATCGTGATTATTATGAAAACTTAAATAAACAATTTTTAATGGTTTCCCTTCTTTCATTATTATTGTTAGATAATGATTGATTTTATATAGCTTTTTACCAAATTCTTTAATTGTCATTGTTTTGTTCAAACCCCACTGCTTTCAAATTATCAATAAAAATACGGTCTGTAATTTCATAGGGATCTTCACCATCAGAGCAATGATGTTTGGCATATTTAAGAATATCTAAATATGTCATTACCAATGCTTCATCTCCCATTTCAGCTTCAGTTCTTGTTTTCTTTTCTTGCATTATTTTCACCTCATTATTAGCGCTCTAGGTACTTAACTGCTAAAAATGGTTACGTTAGGTACATGGTAAAAGTCTTACTATAACCGTCTGTCTTGCTTACTCTCTCAACGGTTTCAGAGATTTAAAACGTAAAAAGTTACGGTAATTTTTTTAAAACTCTATAACGCTATATAGCCCCTATATATATAATTAAATAATATTATTTAGTTATATATATTATTTAGTGTAGTAGTATAACTATATATAATTAAGGCTGATAGAATAGGCTTTTCAGCGGTTACGGTAAGGGTAACCTAACCGTTACCTACCGTATCCTTTTTAAATCCTGCAGTTGTTTTACCATCAATCTTTATTCTTGCACCTACTTCATAACCAAGATGTTCCATGTAATATCGAACGTCTCGTGCATCTTTGGTATTACGGCTTAATGCATCACGATCAGCAAATAATGAAAATGCTAGTTCTTGATTAGTAATAAACTCTTTGCCCTTGAATTTATTTTCCAAAGTAGTATTAAGCTCATCTTCAAGACCAGATGTATAGCGGAATTGTTTGCGGTTTTCTTCAAGCAGTTCTTGTTCATGATCATTAAGCAGGAATGGGTCTTTAGTAGTTTTGTAAAGATGTACTGCTTCACCCCACAACTGCTTAACATATTCTGGAGTCATCTCTGTAACTGGTGACTTAACTTGTTTATCAGCATTACAGAAAATAGACATAAATCTACGATCACCAGAACGATCTTTCAAGTGCCTGATTTCATTGGTAGTACGTGCTAAAACAAACTTTTTTAAAAATGTCTGTGACTTACGTGCATAAGCTTTACGATATTCAAACTTTTGCATAGTGATGAACTTTTTAATTTCTTCAAAACTAGCTGCATTACTTGCGGTCATTTCATCATCATTTACGATCAAAGCATTTTTCATTACTTCATAGTCGTCTTTATTGCTAAAAGAATTGAATTGGTCAGTATATAAGCCCATAGGTGCAACATTTTGTAAATAAGATGTTTTACCTACACCCTGACCGCCTACTAAATCAAGTACGTTATCGACTTTGACTTTAGGATTGTAGGCTTTAGCCACTGCTTCAAGAAACCATATTTCTGTGATCAATCTGGTAGTTTCATTGTTTGGCGCTCCAAGAAACACCACAAACGTATCATCAAGACGCTGTTTCTTGTCCCATTCTGCATATGCTTCATTCATGTAATCAATTAATGGATTGTATGAGTTCATGTGAGCTGTGTTGATAATTCCTTGATCAATTACATTATTTTTGAAGATAGCGCCTTGATATTTCTTAGCAGATTCAATGTAAAGTTCAACAGCATTGATAACCTGATCAGTGTACTCGCCTTTAGCGATGTTGATTGTGCCAATTGAAGTTTTTAAAGCAGCATCTTTAACTACATCTACTTCATTGGTAAATTCATTGAACCTGAACAGACCTTGAAGATTTTTGTCTGTTTTAAGAATCAGAACAATATTTTTAACAGATGTGGTTCTGATTTTGCCATTGGTTCGCTCAAATAGATCTTTTTTAGTTTGTTCTTTGCTAAGTTTCTTAGCTTTCTCTTCATCAATATTGATAATTTTTTTGTCATCAGCCATCTTGTTCCTCCCTTCTTCTAATTTCTTTTTCTATCATTGAATTAACGGTTCTTTCCACTTCGCTCATTGGCAGAGAATCCTCCGTATTTTCATTAGCAATAACAGCTAATTTAGCTGCTACATGTGGTTCAACATTGCGGAACAGCAAACCACCCACAAAACTAGCTAAAGCATTGTTTCTACCACCAGTTTTGCCTAAGCCATTAGCAATCTTTTCAAACAGTTCAGTAGTTTGAGTTTTGCCAGTTGGTTGATAGTCTTTTAAATCAACTGGTTTAAACTCTTTCTGCTTTTCTAGGATTAAATCAATCAATCCTTTAGGTGGCTTTCTCATTGGTTCATGGTTTAACCACTTGTAAGATTTGTCTCCCAGCATTGAAGGAGCAACAACAACATAGTTATTTTCATGAGCCTTGAGATCAACTGAGGGTAAAAACCCAATGTTTTGTTGAATCTTTAAATCTTTAGGCTTAGTAAAAAAGAAATGAAAACCATTATGTGCTGTACGTTCAGTGAGCGTATTCTTAAACCATTCGTCATGATTAAGGGCTTTGATAGATTCCATACCATCACCACCACTGTGACGGTCCACATCAATTACAAAGAATTTATCTGTTTTAAGTGCAATGTTAGCAGTTGGATATTTTTGCCAAATCTCATGAATTTCCGTGTTAGTCAGTGGCGGCTTATTTGCAAACTTAATTAATGGACGCTTATTATTGCCAATTGGTATTACGCTAAAACCATGTTCTGTATAACTTAAAGCATAATTAACTAAGTTGGGATGCATATTGATCACCCCTGTGGTGTTGTGTTGTCAGCAAGATATTCTTTTCTTTCATAGTCATCCTGTGCTTCCTGCATTGCTTGTCCCATTGTTTTAAAAAGGAAGATCATCATCAGAAATATTTACATCGCTACCATTGTTATCCTTGAATGGATCATCCTTTACATCAAGTGTCTTAGGCTGTTCTGCTCGTGCAAATTCATAATTTCGATAAGGATGATCAGGATTCTTTTTGTTAGCAGTTTCTTTGATAGTCATCATTAATACCTTGCCTTTAGCTTTTTGCAATACATTAGCTAAATCTTCATAAGCATCAGTTTCTGAATCATGATCAAAGCAACTATCAGGAATTGGGGTATCAGTCATTTCACCAATTACTTGAAGCATTGAAATGTTTCTAGCAATAACAAATTGTGGCATTGGATTGCCCTTTGAAGTTACCTGTGCAAGTGTTGGAAATACTGATTCAGTCTTGCCATCATACTTGCCTTCAATTACTAAGAAGTTAAGCATTAAAAAATCACGGTCACCTTTAGCGTTATGAGTAACTCCATCAAGGCTTACTTTATAAGTACCTGCTGGAATATTTTCAAAAGCGTTGTATTCCTTACCTTTCTTTGGATCAAAGCCTGATTTTTTAACTTCATTTAATGCATCTAATAAACTCATATCTATTTATTCTCCTTTTTCTTTGCTTGTAATTTTTCTAAATCTTCTTTTTTGAACATCCCTTTGCAACTTTCAAGTAGCTGCAGAATTCTATGATCAGTGATATTAGCTGGGTTATACATAGTTCTTAAGGCTTTCACATCTCTAAAATATGAAGCGTTTTGACCATCACCAATCTTCTTAGTTCTGATTACCACATCACAGTTGCCGTTCACGATGTTGTAGTATTTAGTTTTTAAACTGGGTTCATAAGTAGTAACACCGGTATTATCATCAGTAATTGCTAATTCACGACTGATGTAAATTACATTGAGTGGTAATGCCTTAAGATCCATAACGAATTGTTGAAGTGCTGTATTAAACATTGCATAGCCTTTACCGTAAGGGATGTCGCTTAGTGCTTGAACACCAGCATCAAGGCAGATAGCCTGTTCGATCATTACGCAAATATCATCAATTACATCAATAACAACGGTTTTAAACTGTTGATCTGCTGGACGCTTAGGATTTTCTACTTGAAGTGCTGTGATAATGTCATCAAGTTGCTTAATGGCAGATTGTTCAAGCTTGCCTTGAGCATTTCTAATATTTCTGATTTGAATTGATGGTGCGCTACCTTGCTCTGAATTTCCATCAGTATTCAGGATCAATGGATTAGGAAAGAAACTTGAGAAATAAGACTTCCCACTCATAGGTGCGCCCCAGATGAAGAAATTTCTAGGCTCTGGTTTTGGTTTGAGAGTCTCAACTTTTGGTAAATCAATCATTTAAATAACCTCACTTTCGTATTTCCAAATGAATCCAGCATGTGTTTTACGCTTATGATTACAACACTCATTTACATGTCTGAAGTTAAAACCATTGCGCCCACATTCTTGAGCTGAATCCCATCTTTTTAAGTAATTACCTTTCTTATCAAATTGAATTACTGGTTTACCTAATTTTTGAGCAATCTTGGTATGAGCCATTCTTGAATTATGAGTGCCATAGTTTAAATTATTTTTATGAGTAGTCCATTCAAGATTGGTTACATTGTTGTTTTCTTTGTTTTCATCAAGATGGTTAACATCTGAACAATTATTAGGATTAGGAATAAAAGTATTAGCAACTAATCTATGAACTGAACACTTTTTAGCTTTGCCATTTTTACTTAATGAAACATATAAGTATCCTTTTGAACCTATCCAAGGTTTCAGCAGCTTATCATTTCTTTTAATTAGTCCAGTATCTGAAACAGAATAATTAGGATAATTTTCAATTATTTTCCATTTCATTTTTATTTTTCCTTTTTATCATTAATTTTTACTTTTAGTTTTGCAATTAGAACACCTGTTTTAGATAACTCACTGCTATCTTTTGTTAAAAGTCTTTCATGATTAATAATTGCTAATTCTTTTCTGGAAATAGCCATCAGATTTTTTGGGTCAAAATTATTTCTATTGCCATCTAAGAAAAGTACTGTCTGACTTTTCTTTAATTTCTTATGGTGGTATTCCTGCCAAACATATCTTTGATATAGTTGCCATTTATGCTCTGCTAGTTTGATAAATGTATAACCATCTTTATGTTTAGTGATTGTGCCAATTTTTTGATACTTAGGTGGCTTCAAGCCTTTTTTGAATCTTGTTTCAACTGATCTACCACCAGGGTTGAAGTCTTTGCCTTTATTCCAAGGTGTCATGCCTTTAACAAACTGACCTTTATTGTTTCTTTCTTGCGTCATGAGGTGCCTCAACTCCAATCATGTGTGGGAGATTAGACCTGAGATCAGTTCTATTGTCCATGAACTTAGTTGCATCAAGTACCACACGAGCGTTATCCACGATCGTGTGAGCTACGCTATTCATAGCTTTACTTCGATCAACTTCCTTTTTTAGTTCATCATCACTGATGTCATCCTTATCTAGTCTTACTAATTGGTTAAAAAGCATATCGTTTAAATCTTCTAGTCTGTTGCTTGCCATTATTTGAACTCCTTTACCCATTCTTTAATGTGGTAGAAATCTTCAACTTCTTTAGTATGTGGCATTTTAATAACGTCACTAAATGCTAGAAAATCTGAAGTATTGTTTCTAATGAAGTAAACTTCCTTAGTTTTTCGACTCAATGAATCACATTGAACTATTGCACCGTTCATCCCTCTGATTGACATATTAAAGATGAGAAATGGCAATGCTCTATCACTCATTTCTTCTACTTGATACCAATAATTTCTAGGATCATATGTAAAAATAGAAATGCCTTTATTTTTATTTAGTACTGATTTCTTAACATGGGCTAAATGAACTGGATCTTTTGAACGATCATCCCACCAGCGCTTTATTAAAACTCCACCAGTGCCAGCTGCAGGTTCAAAATATTCACCAGTACTACGGTCTTTTTCTACAAGATCATTAAGCAATTGAGCAATACTATCTGGTGTAAAGTCTTGTTTTTGTGACTTTCTTTCAGCTTGTTCATCTTGGTAATATTCATGAAACCAATCAAAACTCATATCAGTTGAAACATCTAAAAACTTTTTGAAGGTTTCAGGTCTTTTTTTGTCATCAAGCATCAGATTTAACATTTTTTCAGGTGCTTTATATGATTCATCAATACCAAGTATTTTGTTAACGGTTGATACATTAAAAATCATTAATTACCAACTCCATTCATAACTTCTGCAATTCTTTGATTATCTTTAGCTCTTAATTTATCAAGTAAGTGGATATAAACTTTTTGAGTAGTAATTGTATTAGCATGTCCTAATCTTTTAGCAACAGTTTGAATGGATACGCCATTTGCGATTAATAATGAAGCATGAGTATGTCGTAAATTGTGAAAAGTTACTCTAGGAATACCAGCTTCTTTACACCATTCAGTTAATCTAAGATCAATTGTCGCATTATAGATTGGGATGTATTTATGGTAAGGCTTGCGGAATCTATCTAAATGCTTGTTTTGAACTTCTAAAGTAAGGGCTTTAACAAAAATTGGTTCATTTTGCTGTACCCCAAGCATTACGTGTTGTAAATCTTCTACAGCGTGATCATCAATTGATACCATACGAACGCTGTATTTATTTTTGGTTGATTTAAAATCAGCATTAGCACCTTTTTTGTAGTCCCATGTTTGTTTAACATAGATAGTTTTATCCTTAAGATCTACATCAGCTGGTGTTAATCCAAGAACTTCTGCAAATCTTAATCCAGTTCTTAAATCAAAATCACACATTATACTTGTTACAGAGTGATCTTTTTGCATTACTTTCTCTAGTTTTTCTACTTGATCTTCTTCTAGGTATTTCTTTCTTGTGACTTTATGTCCAACCTGACTTGTTGCAATTACTTTGTAAGTTGGATCTTTTTTTAGCCATCCTTCATAGACTGCATCTCTTAATGATGCTTGAATTGAATGGAGAAAAGCCCTACAAGTTTCAATTTCATGAGTTTCACCATATTTATTCATGATCAATTGCAATTTTTGTCTAGTCATATCATCCAAATAAAGATCAGAATAGTTTTCAGTTATATAGCGACAAGTGTTTTGATAACGATTGAAAGTGGCGTCTTGAACTTCAAATTTCTTATAAGTATTAATCCACTCTTTGTAATATCTAAAGAACTTAATATGACGTTTAGCCATTATTTATCACTTCCTACTTTTAAATATTCCTTTTCTCTTAGCTTGAAACCAAGCCCAACCTGGTTTATATGAATGCAACTTTGCATAAGCTTGTAATTCTTTCATCGTGTGAAGCTCACTAACATTTTTATTTGCTACTTCTTTAAGCAAATTACTGTGAACAATTTCATGGATTAAGTTTTGTCTGTCTTTGGTAGCTTCAACTAAGTCAACATCACTAACTGGTTTAGCCTTGTGGACTTTAATTGGCTTGCCACAGATAGGACATTTACCATCTTTAACTTCACTGGCTTTTACCACCGCAAAGCAATAATCACATGTGACAATAGCAAGACCTGGATCAGTTAATAAAGTTTTGCTTTTCTGCTTACCTGATTTGATAGCTAATTTCCAATCACGATCATCATCAGGATAACCAAACGTTTTAAAATTATTAGCATGATCAATAATGATGGCAGTTTTACCAGGTCTAGGATTTAAACATCTCATTGAGAACTGCAGATATAAAGCAAGTGACGCTGTAGGCCGTGCCATAATCACACAGTCAACATTTGGTAAATCAACGCCTTCAGTAAATAGGTTCACGTTGACTAAGATTTGTAGTTTTTTTTCTTTAAACATATTTACAATTGAATCTCTCACATCTTGTGGTGTTGTCCCATCAACTGACCGTGCTGAAATTCCTGCATCATTAAATTCAGCTGCTATGTAATGTGCTGATTCAACAGAATATGTGTACACCACCGCCTGCATCCCATTGGCAATACGTTTATATTGCTTAACAATGTGACCATAAATCTTACTAGACATTGCTTCTTGCATAGATTCATTGGTAAAATCACCAGTGCTGCTACGCTTTAATAATTTAGAATCAAAATCATTAGGTGGTTGAAAGTATCTGAATGGTGCTAAGAACCCTTTATCAGTTAGTTCATGAATTGATTGACCAATAATAATATCGTCAGCTATCTGGTCCAATTGCATTCTCCCTGTTCTATGTGGTGTTGCTGTGAAAAGTAAAACTACAGCCTTAGGAAATTGCTTTAAGATCCTTTGATAACTCTTAGCTAAAGCATGGTGAGCTTCATCAACTAAGATCACACTAGGTGTTGGTAATTTATCAACTCTTCTAGTAAGTGTTTGAACCATTCCAGCAGTTAACAAGTTAGGATTTACACCTTGTTCTTTAAAAGTCTTAACTGCCTGATCCAGTACTTCTTTACGATGAATCAAGAACATTACACGGTTATTATTTTTAGTTGTTCTTCTGGCAATTTCTGCCATTACTCACCGTTTTTCCTGTTCTTGGTGGGCTTTGAACGATAATCACACGATGATGATGTTTCATTGAATTAATGATTTTTTTGATAAGATCATTTTGATAAGATCTTAATTCATACATCAGTAACTACTCACCTGCTTGTTTGATTATTTCTTTAATGTTTTCAATCTTGTGGAGGAAGTCATCAGTGATCTTTCCTTTGTATTGCTTAATCATTGCATCTCTGAACTTTTTAAATTCATCTGTGTTCTTTAATGCTTGAAAAGCTAATCTTGCATCATCGTTTTCAAGATCCCAATCATTGTCAAACTTAGAATCAAATGCTGTATGGGCTTGTTGATCAATTAAACTTTGCAAATCGTCAATATTAGTCATTGTCATCAATCTCCTTACTTAATGCTTCATCACGTACTTTAAAAATTGCTTCTTCATAGATGCTTTGTACTACATTGCTCACATTTTCCGTGGGAGTAGCTTTGTAACTTCTAGGAAATTCAGGTTTATTTCTTTGAAGGCATCTGATTGCACCAGCGTAGGTCTTACCTACTTTCTTGGACTCATAAACCAGGTAATTTACCCAATCATTTGCATCATCTTGAGTTTTCTTAATCCAGTTTTGAAAATCCTTAAGGTCTTTACTGTCTTCCATAGTCAGCCATCTCCATTCCGTCAAAATAATCTTCAAGAAACCTGGTTAATTCTTCACGATCATCACAGTTTTCAAATAAGTATCTGTACATGTCTTTAGCATCTGTGAATTGGCCTTGAATCATGAACTTATCAGCATCATCAGCTAGTTGTTCTTCAATAAAATTAAGTGGTGTTCTGTATTCACAATCTTGACCAATTGCATGAACTGTATTTCCTACAACTACCGTTAAGCAATCCCAACCAGCATAAAAGTCACGCTGTTTTTCAATTTTTTGGTAGTTGATTTCTTTAGCTAGTTCTTTTCCTGATTTAGTTTCCATGGCGTTTTTCTCCCTGTTTCGTACTGACTGGTAACTACATCAGTAATTGCCCAGATCTTTTGTTGTGTTTCTTTACTTAACTCCATAAGTTAACCTCCGATAATTTGAAATGTTGCATCCCAAAAGCCATAGCATAACAAAGTAAATGTTAAGACCACGACTGTTAACAAAATGCCACCAAAGATGGTTTCATAATGGCTTTCTTTATGTTGGATTGGCTTGTTAAACTCACGATAAAAATTCTTATTCTCCATTGTTCCAATTAATCTCCTTTCTGTGTTCTTCCATCCATTTAGCGGCTGGCATTTCAAAAATAGTGAAACTTGATCCTTTTCCTGGATGAATATTAGCTACCCATGATGGCTTGAACTTGTAAAAGATTTCTTTCTTCACCCAGTCAATACCGTGTGGATAACAATATTTCTTAGCAAACTCTTTGATACTGATTGTTCTCCCTTGCAGTTGCTCTGCTGGAACATAACCACGCTCTTTCATCACTTGATCAACTGCTTTTCGAAGTTCAATGTCATTAATGACTAGTTGCATTGTCATCATCAGCTTCCAAAAATGATTTCATGATTTTTTGAATATCTGATACAGCTTCTATTGAAAGCAATGCATTTTGTTTTTCATCTAATTGCTTTAATGCTTCATCAATCATTTGCTCAACGTTTTTAGCTAAAACTCGTAAAACAATTGGATTGCCATTTAAATCAAAAGCCGGTTTACCGTTGTGAAAACCAATAACAAGATAAGTGTCATCGCTTTTACCGTCTTGCATAGCTTTCATAAGTTCTTTTGCATTCTTGTTGTATTCTTCAAGTAGTTCTTTCATCACTTTCACCTCTAAATCTTGAAATCACGGATAACCTTCAAAATGAATTGATTACTTGCAGGTGTGGTTTTACGTCCTGAAAGATAATCAGCTACATCTTGTTTAGTCATTCCGTACATTTTGGCTAAATCAGTAGTCTTAATCTTGTTGTCATTAAGATATTTTTTGACTAGCTCTCTTCCTGGCATTGTACTTGGCATTTTTGTCACCTCACTATTTTTTTATTTAGTAAGATAAAAAGACATAAAAACTGTTGCATTTTTTACGCAAAGACGTAAAATAAAAGTGTAAGAAATAAAGCATTAGATCAGTTTCTAAGGCTATTTAATTGCCATATTTCTTGACGTTTTGTCTGTCGAATTAACTTACAAAATTATAATAACGTCATGGCGTAAAAATGTCAACAAGTTTTTATGCTAAAACGTAAAAATATTTTGTAAGTAGTTTTTGGAGTTATTATGATTGCTTACGAAAGAATACAAGAATTAGCTAAGAAAAGGCATTTCAGCAATCTTCAAGAAGTTGCTGAAAAAGCTGGTATTGCTAAAAACTTAATTTATAGTTGGAAAAAGAAAAAGCCTTCTACTGATAGTTTGAAAGCTGTAGCCATTGCATTAAACACTACTACTGATTATCTTAATGGTTTAACTAATGATCCAAGTCCAATTCATGATGCACTTAAAGATAATGAGCCTGGTATTACTTGGACTGATTTGGATATGCCATATGGTGGCGCTATTCCTGATGATCTTAAAAATATGTATAAAGCTATTGCTGAACAATATGTAAAAGATCATCCTGATAAATTTAAAGGAAGTCATTAAATGGATAATGTTTTGCAATGGCTAATGAATTATTGCTTAGATAATGATATAGGTGTTGTTTATAAGAATGATTTGCCACCTACTGCACCTAGTGACAGTTGGTGTAATCCTAAGTTGGTAATTTTCAATGGTAACTACTACAAAGAAAATGAAAAGCCATTCATGCTGGCACATGAAATTGGTCATGTCATTGAAGGAAGCCCTGAATTTTATCACTTAGCATATTTAGGTAGAGAAAAAGGTGAATTTTCAGCTAACAGATTTGCAATCAATCTGCTAAGAATCTACTGCTTAGAAAATGATATTCATTATTCGAACTATTATGATTTTGCTAAAGCATTTGCAATTCCTAAGACGCAATACTATATTTTAGAGTTTGTTTTCAGCAGCTCTCACCCAAATTCCATTAGTTATCGTCCACAGTGACGTTAAACCTGAAGTGTGGGGGTTGTAATAATGAAATCTAAAAGATTCTTACTGATATTCTTAGTATCTGTAGTTTTAGCAAGTATTGGTGTTTTAACTAAATCCAATAACGTTTCTGCTGTTAGTTGGGAGAAAACCTATAGAGCGGTTGTAACTCAACCAAAAACGGTTTACTACTACAGCTATTATGCAAAGCAAAATTGGAAGCTAAACAAAACCAATCCTAGAATATTACAAGCTGGTCAAATGATCCATGTAACTAGAATGCGTAGAGTTGGTACACGAGTTACTGGTACTGGCATGGCTTATCACAATAATGCTGATAAACTAACCATGTGGCTCACTCCTAGTTTTAGTACATCATGGTATGACGTATATCAAAAGCATATGTATCTTGATGCAGGCTTATTTACTGGTAGCTCGCACCGTATTGGTAAAACCTATCACTTTACTTGGAAGCAATATTGCAAGCTTGTAAGAATGGGATTATGGACTACAGATATTAACAATAAATCAGCATGGGCACGTTTACGTAACTATGCAAAATCTGTTCAGTAA